TTTATATTAATAGAGGTGGAAGTAATGTTTCTGATAAAGTTCGTTCTGCTGTAGAAAAAGCTAAGGATATTGTTCATAAAAAATATGGAAAATCGGAGGAATAATGAAGTTTTCTGAATATATAAAGCCAAAAGAAACTATCAACGAGGAAAAGTTCAATGGTTATCTTGAGGTCAGTAAAGAACAACTAGCACTTATAAAGTTGTTTCAAAGTAAGGATAAAATAAAAGACCATAGAGACATACATTCTCTTGCAGAAAAACTAGGTATGAAAGAACCTAGTAAGTTAGAAGAAATGGTATATGCCATGTTACAATCTTTTTGGGCCAATGGTCGTGCTATGGAAAAGGGTATGGACTTTGAGGTTGATGAAAATGAAGTTAAAATGGGCATCAAAGTGGAAATGGAACATACTAATTGTGAATGTCTTTCTTATCGTATAGCTCTGGACCATTTAGCTGAATGTAAGGATTATTATACCAGATTGGCAAAAATGGAAAAGGATTGTGAAGAATAAAAAAGGGGGTATCAACTATGGCCGATAGATATGATTCTGTTATAGGTAAAATTTTTGGTTTTTTTAATGGAAGTAAAAGGTATGCTGTAACGTTTGGTCAGACTACTTTTTATTCTGTTCCAAAAGAAGAAGTTGAAATGTCTCCATCTTGGATTGTACATGAGAACAAACATAAAGAACAATACAAAAGGGATGGATTCTTTAATTTTCTTTTTAAATACATTTATTATCAATTTAAATATGGATATAAAGACAATCCATATGAGGTAGAAGCAAGAAAAGCAGCAGAAGGATACTTAAACTCACTAAAAAAATAAGGAACTATAATGCCACAACAACACTATTTTTACAATGTGATGAGAAGAACGATAATTCAATTTTTAGATTTATTTAATGATATTGTTATCGCTCGTTATAACCCAGATACAGGAAAGGTTACAAAATATGTAAAAGTTCCTTTGAAGTTCGCACCAAAGACTAAACAATGGTATTGGACTGAACTACGTGAGGCACAGGACAGACGTGACCAAGTTCTTCCTATGATGGCAGTTGATATGGAGAATGTTTCTTATGCTCAGGATAGACAAGTAAATCGTAATTGGAGAGTTTCATTAATTAATGATTCTTCTACCACCAAACAACATCTAAATCCAGTACCCTATGATTTTTCTTTTAAATTACAGATTGCCGCTGAGTATATGGTTGATATAACTCAAATAGTTGAACAAATATTTCCTTTTTTCACACCAGAGACTTACGTTAGGGTTACTATTCCAGAACTAAATATCGAAGGCAATGCTAATGGTGATGTTGGAACTGACAAACTTGAACTTAGGGTTGTCTATGATAGTTCTACTAAAAATGCACCAGTTGAATTAGATGAGGCTGGTGTTAGAATATTATTATGGGATTTAAATTTTATTGTTCAAGGTTACCTATTTTCACCTATATTTGAGACAAAAAGAGTTCATAGTGTTGTTCAAAACTACTATACTAATCAAGAGAATTGGGTTAATAGAGAAGACGATTCAACGAAAATAATAGGTGAGTTGGGTGGACAATCCTTACAAGGTAACACATTTGCTACAAGTATACCAGCAGAGGGTGATGTGGTTGATGAAACTATAAAAGAATTATATGATTATGAACATTTTATAAATGGTGAATAATATATGAGAAATAATCTTAATAAAGCAACACCTAATAATTTTGAATTAATATTTCCAAAAATTCCTGTCAGCGAAAATATAAGTGACATGCAGGGATTGACTCTTAATATTCATGCTACGGTAGTACCTTCTTTGACGTTGGAGACAATAGAATTGGATTGGCAAGGTGGTCATGTCGAACAAGATTCTGGAACTATTACATTTGAACCATGGCTTGTAAATTTTACTGTTGATTCTAGTTTTTCTAACTGGACTATGCTATATAGATGGATTACTTTTATAAATAATAACAAGGATAGATATGGTAGAGAAAGAAATGATTATAAGATTGATGCTACCTTAAGAGTTCTTGATAATTTTAAAGAAGAAATATTTGCTGTAGACCTTGTTGGTTTATGGATAAATATGTTAGGTGAAATAAATTTGAATTATCGTGAAGGTTCGCATAACTTAGAATCAAGTGCGAATTTTATTTATGATAGATATGAAGTAAGGAACATAATTTAGGAGGATTTACAATATGGCTTTTTATTTGTCTCCACTTGTAGACGTTAATGAAATTGACTTGTCTACGACTATACCAGCCGTTGCTACAAGTATAGGAGTTATTGCCTTAAGAGAAACATACAAAGGTGCTGAGAAAAAACAAACATTGGTTGCAGATGAAGGTGACCTTATATCAAGATTTGGTGAACCAAGTGATTCTTCATATGAAGATTTGATGTCCGCTGCTGGATTTCTCAAATATGGAAATAAACTTTATGCTACAAGGGTTTTGTCTGATGAAGCAGAGTTTTCCAGTTTAAGAGTCGGTACTTCTACTGGAGCAGGTCTTACACTAGACACGGTTGTAACAATCCCTTCTGGTAGTACGGTTGGTCCAATTACATCCGTTGCGGTCAATGCCGGTGGTACTGGATACCAAGTAGGTGAAGTTGTTTCTATAGACAATAACAGTTCCAATGATGTTGATGCTTACGTTAAAATTACAGCTGAATCTGGTGGAATAGTATCAGGTGTACAACTTTTATCTGGTGGTGGTGGATATAGTTCAAGTGTTACTGGTGAAACCACAACGGATGTAATACAACACAGTGCAATTTCAGTTGGTGGTTATATTGTCGGTGATGTTGTTACTGTCACTGGCGGTAATGCTGATGGTACGTTAACAATTGATTCGGTTGATACTAACGGTAATGTTACATCAGTTTCGATTTTATCTGCTGGTACTGGTTATACAGATACGGTAGGTGTTGCAACCACTGGTGGTAGTGGAACAGGTCTTACCGTTGATACAACTACAACTACTGGTGAAATTACTGTTGTTGTTATTAATGATGGTGGTTCACAAACATTCGATATAAATGGTACTGGTCTTAATTTTGACATACTTCCATCAGAAGACCCTGATGATTTCGGTACAGATGTTGCAGTAACAACAGCAACAGATTACCTTTGGATGATTGCTTCTTCTAGAGGAACTTGGGGTAATAATGTAAGAGTTGCATTCCTTAATTATGCCACACAACAAGCAATGTTGAATGGTACATTAGATAAGACACAATTCGGAGATGCATTTTCTGCTCTTTATGAAGTTGATTCACAATTAAACTCAAGTACAGACTTTTTGGTTTTGGTACAAGAGAAACCACAAAGAAAATCAACATGGGTTACAAAAGAAACATTTAATGTCTCAACAGAAGTAAATGCACTTGATGAAACAGGTGGAAAGAGATTTGTTGAGAATGTTATAAATCAACAATCATCCTATATTAGAGTTTCTGCTGATTTGTCATCTTTTGTTGACACAGCATTCCCTTCTTCTATGGTTGTTGATGGTTTTTATCAATTATCTGGCGGTACTGATGGTTCAACACCGACTGATGCTTCTGTTATTGAAGCATATAGATTGTATGAAGACCCAGAGACAGTTGATGTTAATATTATTATTGACTCAGCTAAAACAAATACAGTTAAATCTGATTTGATTGCTATGTGTGAGGAACGTCTTGATTGTATGACAGTACTTGACGTACCAAAATCACTTGTTGTTAACAACAAAGGAAATGAAACAACCAATCTTCGTGATTGGAGAAACGCAACAGGTAGTTATACTTCCACAGGATTTAATGAAAATTCTTCTTATGCTTCCATTTATGGAAACTGGTTGGAAGTATATGACAAATATAATCAGAAATATCGTTGGGTTCCAGCATCAGGGTTTGTTGCTGGTGTTTATGCTAAAACTGACGATGTGGCAGACCCTTGGTGGGCTCCTGCTGGTTTGAATCGTGCTGTTCTTACTGGTATCAGACGTTTGGCATGGAATCCTAAACTTGGTTATAGAGACATTCTTTATTCCAATGGCATTAATCCTATCGTTTCTTTTGCTGGAGAGGGTAAGGTTGTGTGGGGTCAAAAAACAATGTTGTCTAAAGAGTCAGCATTTAATCGTGTTAATGTTCGTAGGTTGTTTATCACACTTGAGAAAGCTATCTCGACAGCAGCCAAATATTTCTTGTTCGAACCTAATGACACAGTTACAAGAAGTTTATTGGTAAATATGATTAATCCTTTCTTGAGGGATGTACAATCAAGACGTGGTATCTATGATTTCAGGGTTATTTGTAATGATAGTAATAACACGCCTGAAAGGGTTGATAGAAACGAACTGTGGTGTGATATCCTTATCAAACCAACTAGAACAGCAGAATTTATTGTTCTTAATTTCGTTGCTACAAAAACTGGAGCTTCTTTTGAAGAGGCTGCCGCGTCAATTTAAATTAAATAAGAAAGAGGGAGATTCTTTCTCCCTCTAGTTTACTTGGAGGAATAAAACATGGGATTCAATATTGATAGTATGATAGGAGCATATAAGGATTTTGCAAGAGGTTATTTGTTTTATGCAAGGGTTAATGCACCTGTCGCTATAGATTCTAACCACCCATATCTTGTTAATTCAACTAGTTTGCCAGCACAGACTATAGAACCAATTACTACCAATTGGCAAGGTACTGAATATAAAGCAGGTGGAACAAACACTTTTGCTGAGTTCACCATAACCTTTAAATCTGACGTTGCCAATCAAATAAGAAGGTCTTTCTTGATATGGATGGAAAAGATTCATAATCCTGTAACAAACGTTCATGGTGTTCCTAGTGAATATTTTGGTCAGGTTGACTTGACTCAACTTAATACTAGTGGTGATGCTATAATGAGTTACAGTTTAATTAATGCTTGGCCTAGTGGTGTTACTGAAATAGGTCTTGATTATTCTAATAAAGCATGGTCAACTTTTGATGTGTCGTTCACATATCAATACCATGTTGTTGATGCTGTATATGGTGGTTCGGTTTCAGCGGTAGAGGCTAACACACCATAATCTAAAATAAGAGGTATACAATGAGTGAAAATAAATCTGTGGACTTAAAGAGTCTACTCAATACTTACGAATTTGTTTGTGAGTTGCCTGGTAGCGGAGAAACACTGAAGATTAAACCTATAACAACTGGACAGTTGAAAAAGATATTAGTCTATGAGGACGAAAAAGACCGTAATGTTGTTGAAGGTGCTCTTGACGAACTTATTAAAGAGTGTGTTGTAACAGAAGGTTTTGATATAGGTGAATTATATTTACAGGATAGATTCTATTTACTATTAGAAATACGTAAAGTAACAAAAGGGTCTACATATAATTTTAATTTCAAGTGTCCTAAATGTTCTGTTGACAACGTAAAATCTCTTTCATTAGAAGATGTCCCTGTGGTGAAGAGAGAGTTTGAACTTCTTGATTTAAGAATAAATGAACATGTTAGTGTTCAGGTTGACTTTCCTAAGAGAAAAGACCAGATTATGGCATATGAATATTCAAAATCAAAGGATTTTTCTGAAAGAGAACTTGAAGTGGAAATGGCAACTTCGATATTTGCTTTCTGTATGAAGAAGGTTTTCGCAGATGGTGAAGAAGTAGATGTGAACATAGAAGATAAATTATATATTATCGACAATATGAACAGTAATATTCTTGATGAAATGAGAGAATGGTTTGAAGATAAAGACTTTGGGGTTGATTTTGAAATAGAGATTGGTTGTTCCCACTGTGAATTTAAAGAGAAACAAAGGATACCTTTGTCAGATTTTTTCGTCTAATATTTGTCTTGGTTAATGATTGTTCTCTTGAGTCTATCGTAAAGGAACAATATTTTCTGGCACGCAAGGCAAATATAAGTTTTCTTGATAGTAATATGATGCCAGACTTTGAAAGACAGATGGCTGTTGGTATGTTATCTAAAGATTTAAAGGATGAAGAAAAATATTACGAAGGTTTAAAACAATAATGATATTCTTGGGGAAATAAACTCCAATGAGGCTCATAAGGGGTCTAAGAGAACTAAATACTCTTAGACCTTTTTGTTTATGGAGACAAAGATGAAAATATTAGAACAAAATACGGATAAGATGGTTAAGGAACAGAAGAATTCGAACAAACATCTTCGTTCTCTAATTAATAAACTATCTGCTGGTGGTGGCAAATCAGAAGACCAAGGTAAACAAAAGAAAGAAAGAGATTTAGCCAGAGATAAATTAGGTAGATTTGCTGGCAAGAACGATTCAAGTTCTATGTTATCTGGTGTTGTTGATTTATTAAAGAAAACATCAAAGACAGTAGGTTCTATGATGAATAATTTGAACACAAGATTCATAGTTCCAATGTATAAAGTCATTCACGATTTAGGTAAAACAATAACACAACACATAGTTGATGGTTTTAAGGGTGTTGGTAGTTATTTTAAAACCCATTTGGATGCTATATTAGCCCCTGTTGAAGATGTTGTTAAACCAGTAATGGCTATAGTTACCAATTTATTTTCTTTTGGTAAGAAACTTTTCTTGCCTGTTTTGTCTATTTTTTTCACACCTTTATTGAAAATTATAAAATCTATATGGAAGGATTTGAAAAAGTCCTATGAATTACAAAGAAGAAAGGGTGATATAAAAGGGGATAAAAAGTCTGGAATGTTTACTCAGTTGGCTGGTCCTATAGTAGCACTACTAATTGGTTTATTTACTGGTATCGCTGAGTCCTTTGAGATTTTTATAAAACCATTTAAATCTAAAATAGGTAAGATTTTTATTAAAGCAGTTAATTATATAATAAACCCACTTAAAAATGTTTTTGGTAAAATACTATCATTCAAACCTATAAGAAAGATTATAGATTTTTTTGGTAAAATTTCCAAGTTTGCCAAATCATCCAAGTTCGCCGGTATTTTTGGTGGTATAGGTAGAGTATTAGGTAAACTTTTAATACCATTCTTCATGATAAAGAGGGCAGTAGAAGAATGGGGTAATGCAGACAATTTAAGAGACAAAATACTTGGTGCTGCAGCAGGAATATTAGAGGTATTTTTGGAATTCCCACAATGGGTTCTTAATAAAATATTGGGACTTTTCTCTGATTTTCAAGTAGATTTTAGTGCTGATGCTATAATTGGTGCTGTTAATTCCGCTACGCAATGGGTATCTGATAACATAACTCAGTGGATATTCGATATGGTTCAGGGTTTTCCTGATATATTTGCTGGTATGAAAGAGTTTTTTACCGATTTTGGTCAAAAAGTTCTTAGTATGTTCAAAGGTACTGGTGATTTTTTTAATATGATTAAAAATTATATAATAGATATTATCTATGGTCTAACAAAAGACATACCCGTTGTTGGTCGTTATGCAAAAGATTTACTTAGTTTAAAAACAGCAGAGATTGAACCTGAAGCAAAACAAGAAAAGAATATTGCTAATCTTAACACAGGAAGTGCTGTAGAGGCTGCAAAAGCAGAGGCTATGAAGGAACAAGTGAGATATAACAGAGAGGTTTCTGGTAAACTAGACGAGACAAATAGAGGTATACAGGAAACGAATAACTTGAACAAGAATATAATCAACAATCAACAAAATATACAAGTCACTGAGAAGAGGGATGATATACCTTCTGACCCAGAGAATTTTGCTATTCTTATGATGAATAAGAATCATGGAATGTAAGGAGGAATAATTAATGGCATCAGTTTTTGGTGGAACGTACTATCCAAAGGGTTGGCTGGATATAAGAAAGGTTAATTCTAAGGACACTCTTTGGTTGGAGATAACGCCATATAAACTCGTAGTATCTAATGTTAATGCTAGGACTGATAGTATTTCTGGTGAATCTATAAAAGAAGAAACGCCTTTGAGATTTCTAATGCCTATGGAGTTTCTTTTTACTGTACAACACACATGGG